CCGACTCGAGCCCTCCCCCGGAGCAACAGGATCTCGGTGTTCATGCCGACGAACCGCCCGACGATTACGAGGCGCCGGCGGGCGACGCCGACACCAAATCTTGATCATTCCCCCCCCGTGCTATCCTCGCCTCCATGGCGAAGCTCATCCAAACCGACGGGACGTTGACCGTACAGACCGATCGTAATCTCGGCGGCAACGGCTCATGTACGAAGGATCTGGCGCTTGGCGCCTCGGGGTGCTCGTCGTCTCAACGATACGCTGACGCGGTCGCTTGCACGTCGCAGCAAGTCTCGACCACGGGCGACCCGGGCGACGCGTTCGACGACCTCGACGGCGTCGACGACCTCTCCGAAATCGAATTCCTGTTCCTTCGGTCGGACAATGACGTTGTGCTTCGGCTCGACGCCGTCCCCGCCGACGCGCAAGCCGTCGCCGGCGCGTTCCCAACGGGATTTGGTGGCGGGGAGACACTGATCACGACGATCGACGGTGTCGCCGTCACCACGACTTTTGACGCCGCCGATCAGAGCGCCGCGCAATGCGCCGCCCGGATCAATGCCGCTATGGCGCTCGCTGGCATCGCCACGCCGCGGGCCGACGTCGTCGCAGGCCAGATCCACATCACCGGCGTTGCCACGGCCGTCGCCGGCGCGGAAGGGCTCCTGTCGTTCGCCGGCACGGGCGCCGCTCAACTCGGCCTCGATGCCGGCTCCTCGCCAACAATCACCCCCGCCAAGGGACAGGACGTGACGATCTCGGGCCTGTTCCTCGCGGAGTTCTCCGGCACGTCGAGCCGCAAGCCGACGGCCGCCCAAATCAGCGGAAACGCCACGGTCGAGATCATCGCCGCCGGTCGGTCGTGAGAGTGGATGATCGTGGTCATGTGTTAGATTCGTCGCGAGACGAGAAAGGGAACGAAAAGCCATGTCGTCGACCGTGAAAGCCGAACTCAACAAGTCGAACCCGAACAACGTTTCGGATCTTCTCCGTCTGCTCGAGGCGGGGCGGACCCTCGAGGTGCTTCCGCGGACGGAGCAGCTCGCCGTGACCGCGCACATCGCGACGCCGTCGCGCCCGGCGCGAACGATCCTCTCCTGTTTCATCACGGCCGCCGGCGCGAACACCGGAGAGGCCGACGTCTCGAAGAAAGAGACGATCCCGCCGGCCGCCGGAGATTGCGCGATCAATGAGGATGGGAACATTCAGTTCGCCGCCGCTGACGTCGTGACCGAATGTGAAGTTACGTATGTCCCCGTCGAAGGCGAACTCGTCGAGGACGAGATCATTGCCGTGACCGCGGGCGGGCTCGGCACGCTCTCCGGCTCGAAGGGCGCGATCCAGATCGTGAGCGCGACCCTCAACGCCCCGGCCGTGACCCCCGGCGCGAAGGTCCCCGAGGCCCGCGGGACGGCGGCCGGCGCCCTCGCCGGCAGTGGTTGCGCCGTCACGCTCGACGGAAACGGTGTGCAGTTCGTCGCCGCCGAGGCCGCCGTCGCGTGTACCGCGACCGTTTCCTATTACGCGTTCCCTGGCGTTGGCCAGGCGAAGGACGACGCCGGAACGCGGCTCGAAGCCTCGTTCGATCTGTCCTAATCGGTCGGCGATGACGCCGACGGAGACCACCGACACCCCCTAGACCAGGAGAGACCACCATGCCAGAATCGACAGATCCGACCGTCACGCCCCCGGCGACGCCTCCGGGCGCCGAACCCGCCGCGCCCCCGGCGCCATCGGAACCGCCAGCCGACGCGGCCGACGGAGCCCCGGAGCCCCCGGCGACAATTTCCATGACGACGGCGCAACTCGACGAGCGCCTCAAGCGTCACGAGGCGGCCTTGCTGCGGAAGCTCGGCCTCGAGAGCCCCGACGACGTCGTCGCCATGCGCGAGCGTCTCTCCGAGGCCGAGAAGGCCGAGCAGGAACGACAACGCGCAGAGCTTTCCGAGGTCGAACGGCTCAAGGCCGAGATCGCGGACTGGGAACAGAAACACGGGACGGAGGCCGAAAGCGCAAAGTCGCTTCGCGAAGAACTCGACGAGCTTCGCGCGGAGACGCACCTTCGAGGGCTCTTCGTCGAGCGCGGGATTTCGAACGCCGACTATGCCCTGTACCTTGTCGATCAGAAGATCGCATCGCTCGACGAGGGCGCAGACTTCGACGAGGCCGCGTTCCTTGACGAGATCGCCGCGAGCGACCAACACAAGGCCGCTCTCGGTATCGCCGCCGCCCCTGGCACGCCGCCCGGCGCGAACACGACGCACAACCAGGACGGACCCCCGCCCCGCCCCGAGACCCCCGGCGAATTCGACGCGATGGCGGCAAGCCCCGAAGACGTCAAACGCCGCCTCGCTGACCTCGGTTTCCACGGCTGATTTTCCCGCCCGTTTGCACGCCCCTCCCGATCTGCGGTACTTTGAACACGGATCGGACAGGAGAGGGCCCCCACGCGACGCCGGCGGTAACAGGCGGATCGGGCTCCTCGACGTCCAAGGATGATTTGGATTCAGAGGAGGAAAGACCATGCCCGTTTCGCTCGCAGGATTCGACCCCGCAATCGCGGCCGTTCTTCAAGACAACACGCTCGAGCGCGTTTTCCGCGACGCCATGTTCCCCCGGCTCATGTTCCGCATGGATGCGACGCCGGAACGCTGGGACGCCGACGTCGGCGAAGTCAAGTTGATGACGCGCACGGGCTTGATCCCCGTCGCGATCACCGCGTTGATTCCCGGAACCGACCCGACCCCGTCAACCTATGCCGTCGAGCAGTGGAGCGCGCAGGCTGCCCAGTACGGCAACGCGATCGACACTCACATGCCCTCGAGTCGCGCCGCGCTCGCGTCGAAACTCCTCCGGGACACGAAGCAACTCGGCTTGAACGCTGGCCAGACGCTCAACCAGATCTCGCGGAACCGCCTGTTCCGGGCCTATTGCTCCGGCAACTCCGCGGCCGTCGCCGTCGCCGCCATCGGCGCGAATCAGGTTCGCGTCGCGTCCCTCAACGGGTTCACCGAGTCGCTCGTCAACGGCGTTGTGACCCCCGTTTCGGCCGCCGCTCCGCTGACGATCACATTCGGCGGAACCGAGCCGAACCGCAACGTCATCGCCGCGACCCCCGACGACCCGTCGGCACCCTTCGGGCCCGGAACGCTGACCCTCTCGGCGGTCCTGACCGTCGGTGTCGCAGCTCGCGAAGCCGTTGTCGCCTCGAACGCCCCGCGTATCTATCGCGTCGGTGGCGGCGCCACGGTCGACGCGATCAACGCCGCCGACGTGTTGACGCTCGACGACGTGATCAACGCCGTTGCGTTCCTCCGCGGCGACAATGTCCCGAACCATGACGACGGGTACTTCCATCATCACCTCGGAACGCAGGCGGAAGCGCAGCTCTTCGGCGACAATCACTGGCAACGTCTCCACGAATCTTTGCCCGATTCGGCCGCCTATCGCGAGTTTTCCGTCGGCCGCGCCGTCGGGTGCAACCACTATCGCAACACCGAGTGCCCCGACTCGCTCAACTCCGGGACGCTCGTCTCCTCGGGTGCCGCGGCGGCCGAGTGCTCGCCCGACGTCGGCGCCGAGATGATCAACAACAACGGCATTCGGATCGGCCGAACGATCATCACCGGCATGGCGAGCCTATATGAGTGCTACATCCCCGAGGCCGACTACATCACCGAGGCCGGCGTCACGGGTCGGATCGGGAACTTCTCCGTCGTCAACAACGGCGTCCAGGTCATGACCGAACGCATCCGATACACCATGCGCGCCCCCCTCGACCGTCTCCAGCAGATCGTTGGGCAGGCGTGGTCGTGGTCCGGTGACTTCGCGATCCCGTCCGATGAGGTCACGACTGGCCGCCGCTACGGTCGCGCTATCGTGATCGAGCACGCCATCGGGTAGCACGCGCCCCTCGACTTTCCCGCCCGACTCTGTGCTATTCTCGCTCGCATGAGCGATACCAAATCCAACCCGAAAGCCATGAGCGTCGCCGATCTCCGTGCGCGAGCCCGTTATTTCGGAATCACTCCCGGCACGATGCGAAAAGACGACCTCGTCGCGGCCATCGCCGAGGCCGAAGAACGCGTCGCCGCTGTTGAGACCGCCCCCGAGGACTTCGGGACGTTGCCCCCGCTCGAGGCCGCCCCCGACGACGAGCCTTCGGCTGAAGAGGAGGCCGCCGCCGTCGAGGCCGCCGTCGCACCGAGCCCGACAGATCCGATCGCTGGCGACGTCGACGCGCCCCCGATCGTGCATCCAAGATTCCGCCTCATGAGCGATATCAAGATCGCGACGCCCCGCGGAGCCGTGCGGCTCCTCGCCGGGCGAATCGTCGACGCTGGTCAGTACGACCTCGACGCGATCCGTTCCGCCGGAGGAGTGCTCGCGCCGATGATCGAAAGGTGATCACGATGCCTCTTCGCAAGGGATGCAGTCGGCGAGCGATCGCCGCCAACGTGAAAACGGAGCGCCGGCGAGGCCGCCCCCGTCGCCAAGCCCTCGCGATCGCGCTCGACACGGCGCGAAAAGCCGCGGAGAAGGCCGGAACCCCCGCCAAGGGCCCGGGGCCCGCCCCCGACGGTCCCCGGCGACAAAAGCGCCCACGGCGCCGCCGGGCGGGGCGCCTCCGCGGGATGCCTCGCGAGCGGTAGACGCGTCGCCGCCGCCTCATGCTATCCTGCCCCTATGGCGGCACTCACAGAACGCGAACAGGCGCAGATCATCCGGCATCTCGGCTATGCGAACTGGTCGTCGCTCGCGTCGTCGTTCCAGCTCGGATATCCGGCCGCGTCGCAACCCGAATTCCTCGTTCGTGACGCTTTCGCCCGAATCGACGCCGAGGGGCTCGAGCTTGTGCGGCGCGACGTTCGCGAGTTGAACTGCATCGAAGATCAGATGTCGGAGGCCCGCTCTCGCTTCAAGGCGCTCCGGCTTGGCGAGTTGACGCCAAACCAGAACGAAATTCGCCAACTCCGGCGAGAGTTTGCCGAATGGCAAGCGAAGCTCGCCAACGACCTCGGAGCCCCGATCAATCCCTTCGCTCGCGGGGCCCTCGCCGGCGGTCGCAACGCCACGGTGATCTCGTGAGCGACAACCCCCGCGGCCCGCTCCCGGCGACGAGAGATCATCGTCTGCGCGATGGTTCCGGCCGTTCCCTCGTCGAAGATCTCGGCGGGGTCGTCGACGATCTGCGGCAAATGCTCGTTGAATTCGGTCTTCGGCCGTACACGGTTCATGTCGTGCGGGTCCGGTGGTCCGGTGGCGAGGTCGGCCGCGGGACGCCGGCGACGGCCGTGGATCTCGCGCTCCTCCCGACTCCTCGTGTCCGGTCGCTCGAGGCCCTCGCCTGGCAATCCCGAGAGGGCGGGCACGTCGAGCGCGGGGACGTTCGGCTCGAGGGCATCTCGCCGCGGTACACCGAAGACGAGATCGAGAGCTATTTCGGCCGTGCCGACGGCGAGGAGTGCTTCGTCGAAGTTCGAATGGACCGCCGCGACGGCCGCGAACCGGAACGCCGCCGGTTCACGATCGCATCGCCGCCCGTGCGACGTCCCGACCGTTTCGACTGGTCGGTCACGATCCGCAAACAAGACGGCAACCGGGAGCGCGACGGCTCGCGCCGGGCACCTCGTCGCCGCGTCTGGTAGCCTTACCCCATGGCCAAGAGAGTCACCCCCGGCGAGCTTGCCGACCGGCTCCGCACCATGTCGCGGGACTACCAAGAGGCCGCCGTTCGCGGACTTCAATCGGCCGCGATGGTGCTCGAAGGATACGTCGTCGAGGCGATCATGGACACGAAGCCGGAACCGCCGCACAACACCGGAGAGATGGCGCGATCGACGGGTACGAATTTCACCCCGAACGGCGCGATCGTTTCGGTCGACGCTCCGCACGCGCCCTTTATGGAATACGGTACGCGCCCCCATCGGCCGCCCGTGGCGCCGCTTGCCGACTGGGCTTATCAGAAAGGGATCATCGACTCCGATCCCGTCCAAGTAACGAAAGTCGCCTATGCAATGCTCAAAGCGAAGGGCGAGGCCGCCGTCGAGCCGCGGCCTCAACCAGGCGAGAACGAGGAACCGCCCGAGGCCGAAGATCCTGTCGCACGCGACGCCATGATCGTCGCCGGCGTCGTCCGTGGCATCGAAAAAAACGGCCTCGCACCTCGACACTTCATGGCGCGGGCCGTCGACCGGCTCGAACGCGAGGGCGTCATCGACCGAGAGATCAGGGCCGAGTTGCGCGAGGTCGGTCTTCGTGAGCCCGGCCGCGGGAACTCGCGGGGAACGGAGCTGTAACCCATGGCGACAGGCGACAGAGTCACGACGCACCACCGAGAGGCCCACGTCGCGATTCCAAACCGAATGGGCCCGCGAAAAGCCATGGGCGAGGCACTCGCGGCGTTCCTTCTCGGTCTCGAGTTCCGGGTCGACGGCGGGGACGACGAGCAAGACGCCGTCTTTTCGCTCGAGCGAGTCTTCGACCGTTGGCCGCTCCCTGACGAGCGGCTCCCTTACCCGTGTGCGTCTCTCGTCAGTAGGGCGCCTGTTCCCGTGCTCCAACACAATTTGACGCCAACCCCGCTCGAGGAAACGTGGGGCACGTATGACGGCCTCGTTGCGGGGTGCGCGCCCGGTGGAAAGTCAACGGTGCTCTGGAAAGAGGGCGGGGCAACAGTCGCCTTTCAGGTCGATTTCTGGTGCGACACCGACGCAGATCGCGAAGCCGTCGAGGCGCTCCTACCGTCGGCGTTTGCGCCCGAGGAAACCGCCGCCGGCGTCATCGTTGAAGGACCGCCCCTGTACTATTCGCGCCCCGTGCGGCTCGTTCTCGACTCGATGGACTATGACGATTCAGCGGCGAACGCCTACGCCAACGAGCGCCGCTTGCGATGCGTCGTCGACGCCGACTGTGATATTGTTTCGCTCAGGTGGGCACCTGCGATGAAACCTCCAACCGTGCTGGTGGACGTCGAAGACCCCGCCGATCCAAGTAGCGAAGAGGACTAGGGAGGATTTGAGGTATGAGCGCTTTTATTCGGCGGTTTCGCGATCTGCCCACGTTGGAGCAACTCACCGCGATTGAGCAAATCACGATCATTGACCGGACTCCGCAGGTCCCTGTAACGGGCGTTGGGTTCGGGACTCTGCTCCTCGTCGGTGAGTTCGAGGACGGCGCGTTCAATACGCCAACCGAGGTTCTCGGCGCGAACGACGAGCGGTCGAAGTTCGGCGGGTTCGGATACCAATACGGAGATAGCAAGTATCAAAACCCGTGCGGTCGTCGACACTTAGCGGAGGATTGGAACGGGAACGGATGGATCAAGGGGCTGAATCTCCGACCCCAGCGCAAGATCATTTGTCGTGTCGACACGAGCGTCGGCGACGTCCGGTTCACGCTCGCCGCCGCGGTCAGATCGGCCGCCGCGCCCTTCGACCTCACCGCGGCCGATCAGGCAACCGTCACCACCGACACCGGAGCCGGGGCCTCGACGGCGATCACTGCGACGGTGGCCACGGCCGCCGGCGCGGGGTTCGCCCCCGGGCCCACGGGGTACACCGGAGGCGAGCAGATCGGGATCACGATCGATGCCCTGCCCGAGGTCGTCGTCTCATTCCAGGTCGGCGACCAGACGGCCGCCAACGTCGTCTCGCGGATCAATGCCTTTCTCGGGTCAACCCTCGCCGTGGTCAACGCTGGCGAGATCGACATTTCGTCGATCCAGGCTGGCTCGGGAGCGTCCGTCGTGCTCCGCGACGTCACCGACCCGGGCGGCGGCACCACGCTTGCCGCGATCGGTCACGTCGCCGGCGCGTCGGCCGGCGCGGGCAACGTCGCCAACGTCAACGCCGTTACGGCTGCCGAAGCAGCGAACCTGATCAACTCCGTTGCGGTCGCCGGCGTCAACGGGATCGCAGCCGTCGACGCCGCAACACAAGAGGTCGTCGTCTATCGCACGGGCTCCGCGACGGGCACGATCAAGATCGACGACACTGTCGGCACGATGGCAACCGACATGGGGTTTACGACCGGGACGGTCGTTACCGCGAACGTCGGCGCCGCGTTCGACCTCGCCGCCGGAACGCGTGTTCGAAATGCCGGCGGTGACGAATGGGTCACAATGCGGTCGATCTCCTGGCCCGAGGGCACGGTCGCCGCGCCCAACGACGGGACGCAAGACGTCGAGGTGCGGCCGGCGACCGACGACGGAACGGCCCTCACGGCGCTTGCCGGGACCGTAACAACGCTTGCCGACCTTCCCTCGTCTCGAATGGTCGAGGTCACAAACCCGTCGAACCTGTCGGCCGCGCTCACCGAAGCGCAGATTGACGCCGCCTATGCTGCCGCGTTCACCGCGACCGAGGACCCGACGAAGGTCTCGAGGGCCACGACGGTCATGATCTCGGCGCGGCGCTCCGCTCAGGTTATCGTTTCCGGGCGACAGAGCGCGCTCGACGCGAGCGCCGAGGGGTGCCAGGGGCGCGTTTTCGTTTCCCGCGCTCCCATCGGCTACAGCTCCGCGCAAGCGATCGCAGACGTCGCCAGCTACCGCCGCGATCGGGTCGTTTACACCTGGCCAGGATGGACCATGTACGTTGCCGAGATCGCCACACTCGGCGCCGCCGGCGGGACGGGGTTCAACGCGTCGGGCATCATCTCGATCGGTGGTGACGGGCCGCTCGCGGATCTCATGTGCGCCTTGCCGCCGGAGGAGAACGTCGGGCAGGTCACGGGCCGCCCCGATCTGTATCTCGCCGACATCGAGGCGACCGGGGAGACCATGGGGCGCACGCTTTACACGGCGCTCAAGACCGCTGGGATCTGCGCTCCTCGGGTCGACGATGACGGCAACTTCGTTTATCAGAGCGAGGTCACGACGTCGTCGATCGAAGGACGAAAGACGATCAAGCGCCGGCGCATGGCCGATTACATCCAAGACTCGTTCGCGAAGCTCGCGATCCCGTTCACGAAGAAGCTCGCGACCGACGCCCGGCGCTCCGGCATGGACGCCGCGGGGACCGAGTTTCTCGAGGGGCTCCTGTCGCGCAACGCTCCCGACGCGCAGCGGATCGCCGATTACTCGTTCGGCGAAGTCACCAACGAATATGACGGGTACGAGGCGCGCGGGGTCTTCGTTTGGGCGTCCGCCGTCCGGTTGCTCTCCAGCATGGATACGATCGTCTTCGATACCGAGATCGGCGAGGGCGTCACGATTACCGAGGCCGAATAGGTCAGAAAAGAGAGGTAGGCAATGCCTGACAGGCTCAAAGGGCAAGAGGTCGACGTCAACGTCTTTTCGGCCACGAACGGGCTTGAAACGTCGTTTCAGAACGTGGGGTCGATCGAATTCCAGTTCGACCGGGAGATCCTCTCGGAAGGGTATCTTGGGCAGACGACCGAGCAGAAGGACGACATCCACACCGGCGTTTCGGGCACGCTCACGATCAACAGTCGAACGGCCGACGTCATGTCCCTGATCCAACGCATCACCGAAGCGTCGAAAGGCCGCCTCCCCGGGGAGTCGATCCAGATCGTGGCGTCGTATCGGTTCCCGCTCGGCGGGACGCGGCGGGTCGTGATCCCCGATGCGAAGTTCGGGAACATTCCGATCAACGCGAGCGATCGGAAATCCTACGTCGAATTTCGGTTCGAGTTCGCCGCCGACGACGCAACAATCCTCGCCGCGCCCTGACCCTCCCCCCCCATCGTCTCCGCACAATTTTACGCGATAGGGTATCCTCGACGGCGTCCCGTGTCGGCGCCTCCCGGGGTGTCGGTCTCCGCTGGTGGTGAGGCGTCGGCGCGGGGCATTGACCCCCGCACACCAGCGCGGGAGAAAGGCCGATAGATGACGGAAAAGCAGAAGCAGAACAGAAACGCCGAAGAACCCGACGAGACGGGGGCGCAGAGCGCCGGAAAGCTCGTCAAGGGGCTAACGTTCGACCCGGGGGCGTTCGACGCGATGGTGGCGCGCACGTCGTCGACGGCGTCGGAAGGGGGCGAGGCGCGCACGCTTCGCCGGCGCGGGGTCAAGGTCACGGTCTGGCCCGAAATGTGCCGACCGGGAGCATACGACCAACCGATTCAGATCACGCTTCTCGAGCTGGATTCCGACCAGGAACTCCGAGCGCTCCGAAAGCTCGGTCAGTACGGGCCGGCGCCGTCCGAAGGGAACGAGCTCCCGACCGCCGCCGACGCGACATCGTCGGGGCAGGCTCTTTCCCTCGTGCTCGGCCGCGCGTCGGTCCATGCCGTCAACGGGCGCGTGCTTGCTCCGCATGAGAAGGATTACCTTTGGGATTCGCTTTCAATGCCGGGGCGACTCGCCATTGGTGCGGCGTTCCTCGAGCATTGCGCGGGGCTCACCGGGGACGCTTTGGGAAACTCGCTAGCCTCGGTGGAAATCGAATAAGTGGCTCCCTTCGCCGCCATCCCGAGGTCGCCGTCCAAATTTACGTCGGCATCCTCCTCGCGTTCGAGGGGCCGTGGCGCGAGGGCGGCGTCGAGGAGATCTGGCGAAGAGTCGCGTTTGCGACGCGATACGGCCACATCGGGCTCGCCGAGGCCCTCACAATGCCCGTGCGCGATCTGGCTCTCTACGGTCGCGCTCTCGCCGATCTGATCGAGAGCGAGAACACGCCGTCGCCGGGGGCGGGGTGATACTCTGACCCCATGGCCGACGAATCATACAAGGTCGAAGCCGAACTCGAGTTGCGAAACGCGCGGGGCGTCGCCGCCGACCTCACGAAGGCGGCCGACGCGTTCGAGCGGTTCGGCGATCAGAACCGAAACGCAAATCGAGCACTTTCCGAGGCCGCGAGGGCGACACGGCGCGCGGAGCGCGCAACTGAAGAGTACAGGCGGCAACTCGCCCGCGTCGGGCAGGTCGCCGGGGCCGCCTATCGCCGGATCGGCGGAACCTTCTCGCGCCTCGGGACGGCGGCGCGCATGTCGAGGGCGTCGACGGGGCATACCGTTCGGAACCTCGTTGCTCTCGGCGCAACCTACATGGGGATCAACGCCGTCGCCGGCGCGTTCGAGCGACTCGTCGGCGCCACGACGGCGGCAAACTCGAGCGTGGAAAACACGATCCTCTCCGTTGCGAGTCTGTACACCGAGATCGAGCGTGTTTCGTTCGCCGACGCACAACGCGAAGCGGCGGGCCTGTATCGCCAGCTCGAGCAACTCGCTATTTCGAGCCCAGGGACGACGGCGAACCTCTCCGATATGTTCACGATGGCATACGGCCCGATGCGGAGGGCGGGCGTCGAACTGAACCGCCTCACGACCTTTTCTCGCGACGCTGTCGCCGTGGCGTCGGCGCTGCGGATCGATGCTCCGCAGGTTGCCAGAGACATTTCGATGCTCATGACCGGCGTGGCAGGCACCGACGTTCGCACGTTTCGCACGCTCCGATCCATGGGGATGATCACCGAATCGACGGAGGAGTGGAACGAGATGGCGCAACGTGCGCCAGCCGAGGCCGCCCGCCGCTTGATGGATATCTTCGACCGACTCGGTCGACAGAGCGCCGAAGCGTTCGGCCGCACATGGTCGGGCGTGACGTCGGCGTTCTCCGACATCACCCAATATTTCATGAGGGCGATTTCGTCCCCGGCGTTTCGCGTGCTCCGCGACAACCTCCGACGGCTCAACGACACGTTGATCAAGTTTCGCCCGGGGATCGAGAAGGTGCTAACGGCCGTAGGCGGCGGTATCGCGCGAGTTTTCGCCGGTGTGATCGAACGGATGCGCCGCGCGTTCGTCTGGGTGATCACGAACCTCGACACGATCGGAGCCCGGATCGATTCCGTCATCGCGACGTTTCGCCGGCTTGCTCCGATGGTGCGATCGATGTTGATCGCCGGCGTGGCGTTGAAGATCGGCGCGGGGGTGCTCGGTGCGGTGCTAGCCGGGGCCGGAGCGATCATCTCAACGATCGGTGGTGCCGTCTCCGCGTTGCTTCCGCTTCTCGCCGGCGGCGGCGGAGCGGGAATACTCGGGATGCTCGGGATCGGTGGCGGGGCGACGGCGGCGGCCGGAGGGGGCGCAGCCGTCGCCGGGGGCGGGGCTCTCGCCGCGATCGGGCTTCCTGCCGGGGTTGTGGGCATTCTCGCCGTGGCGGCGGCGCTCGAAGTCGCGCTAGGGGCCCTTGTGACGGCAATCGGCGTCGCGGCCGGGACGGTAACGATCATTGTTTCTGTTTTCGTTGCGCTCCAACGGCAAGGCGACAGGCTCCGCGGATATTTCGAAGGATCGGGGCGGGCACTCGTCGGCGCCGTCAACAATTTCTGGGCGGCGCTTGTCGGGATTTGGGCGGCGGTTTCCCCATGGCTCGAGACGCTCGGTTTCATCATCGTGGGCGTCGTCGTTTCGGGATTCCGAATTCTCGCCGATGTGCTTCTGTTTCTGTCGAAGGTCGCCCGCGTTGTGTCGGTGGTGATCATGTTGGTCGGGCGCGCGCTCGCGCCGATGGCCCGGGTTATCCGTGAGGTGTTTCACGACCTGTTCACCCAACTTCGGCTTTTCTCGGCCGTGCTCGCTCGGTTCATTCGATGGTTGCCGGGCGCGACCGGCATGGTGATTCCGTCCGTGTCGCTCCCGCAAGGGCAGGGGGGCGGCGTCAGTGACGGGATCGATCGTTGGTTTGCCGACTTCATGTCGGCGCTTCGGGGGAGCAATCAACCGACGACCGAGGGCGGCGGCGGCACGGGGACCGCGCCGGAGGCCCGCCCATCCGTCAACGTCGATATGCGCGGCGCTCGAATCGAAGTCAACCAGGAATTCCGCGAAGCCGACCCGGATCGCGTCTGGGTGCGCTTCCGTGACGCGCTCGAACGTGAGGCCGTGCAACGGGTCGGGTCGGGCTTCGTCCCGGCCCTAAGTCGCTGACGTCGCGTGGTAGACTGCTCGGCATGACCGCCGAGGCGCTCACCATCACAGAGTTGACCGGCTCGCAACGCTCGATCGTGCTTCGCGACAGGGTGCTACCGTACCGCCCTGTCGCGTGGGGCGGGGCTCATGAGCGGGTCAAAACGTGGTACGCGGGCAACCCAGTTGCCACGATTCAAATGCTCGGCCCTCGAGAGCGCGAAACCGAAATCCGCGGGACGTGGAAAACGCGCTACATCGCCGCCGACGGGGCGCGCATGGTGTCGCTTTGGGGCTTCGACGACCTCGCCGATTCCGACGATGGCATCACGGCCGAGATCCTCGTCGCCGCGTTCAAGCGGCTCCGCGTTGCCGGAAATCTGCTCCGGGTGTCATGGGGGCCCGAGGTGCGCCGTGGGGTGCTCGCGGAATTCACGCCGAACTGGCAACGCCCCGAAGACGTGGAATGGTCGGCCCTCTTCGACTGGACGCAGATCGGCGACGTCGACGCTCCTCGCGCCGCCGACGTCTCGCAACCGTCGGTTGATCTCGAGGCAGAAATGGCCGCGCTCGATGACGTGGCGAGTCGATTGCCCCCGATCATCATTCCGAACGTCACGACGGCGTTGATCGCAGCCGAAGAGGCCGTAAGAATCGCCGCCGTAACCCTGGCGGGGCAGGTCGCCGCCGTCGCCGGCGTCCCCGAAATCGGGTCGGAGCAGTTCCGAGGAATCGCCGCGACGGTCGACGCGCTCGTGACGGAAGGCGCTGCGTTGCGCGCCCTCGTCGAAGATGGGGGCCTCGAGTTTCTGATTCCGACCGACGGCGCCGTCGACGTGCTCGGCGTCGGCGCATGGCGCGGGGACCTCTCCGCGGCGGTGCTCGCTCTCCTGGTCGCTGCCATCGCGGCTCGTGAGGGCGTGCGCGGTCGCCTCGTCGACGATTTCCTCGCGGTCGTGGTGCTCCGCGGCGGTCAGACGCTCCGCACGCTCGCTAGGGACTACTACGGCGACGCCGGCGCATGGATACTGATCGCCGACGCAAACGGCTTCACAATCTCGAATCCTCCGGTTGGAACGATCCTTGTCATTCCGAGGCGGGGCGGCGCGGGCGTCGGGGCGTCGGTGTGACCACGTTTCGGCCGTCGGCTCGAGTCAAGCTCACGATCCGAACCGAGGAATTCTCCGAAGTCGACGGGCTCGAATCTCGCCTCCCTCCCGGAACCGCACCGGGAACGGGCGTGCCATGGGCGCCCCCGCCGCCCGAGGCGGCCCCTCATGCGTCGAGCGAGGGCGCAACGACCACCGACACGGTCGAGGCCCTTTCGCGCAACCAGGAGCGACGCAGGGCGCTACAACGACGGCGGGGCGAGTTATCTGCCGACGACTACGATCGGCAACTCCGAGCAATTGACGAAGAGTGGGAGGACATCTACCGGGGGAACGTCGCGAACGCCGGCGGTGACGATCACCCCCCGGAGGCCGTCACGGGCGCGGTCGACGACGATCTAACGGTCGTGGGGTACGTCGAGCCGCGCTCCGTCTCGATTGAGCGAAACGGGCTTGCAAGCGCCGATACTGCGACGTTGGTAATCGATTTTCTCGACGCGCCGATCGACCCGCGGATCGTTAGGTCGGCCCACGTCGAAATCGTGATCGGGGTCGTGCCAGCCGACGATTACGAAGCGGGGCTCGAGCGGGGCGAGACGCGCGACGACGGATCTCTCCGGTCTCTCGTCGCCCCCGCCATCGAGGGCACGGTTCCGCGTGGCGCGACCAGGTTTCTAGGCTACGTCGACGAATGGGACGTGTCCTATTCGGAGCAGGGCGACACGATTACGATCGAATGCCGCGACATGAGCGCGCCTCTCCGAGATTTACCGCTTCCGGCGGGGCTCTCGATCGATCTGTCGCTTCCGCTCGACGAAGGGGTGTCGGCATTTCTCGAAACCGCGAGCGCCACAACCAGGGGCGTCACGGTTTCCTACCGCGGGGCGGGCGACCCACCGACGCCGGCGGATTCGATGCCCGCGAGCCGTCGCGCTCGTCGGGGTTCGGTTGCGCGACGTGCCCGGCGGGGCGGGTCGTCTATGTCGCTATGGGACCACATCACCGACGTTTGCCGCGGCGTCGGCCTCCTTCCGGTGGTTGACGGATTCGACGTCGTGCTCCTCGACCCCCGAACGCTCGTCGTCTCCGAGGGGATTCGGCGCATGGTTTACGGGCGCAACCTCCAACGGCTCGAGTTTTCCCGTCGTCTTCAGGGGTCGAAGGTGCCGACGATCGAGGTACGCTGCTACGACCCCGACATCGGCCGCGTGATATGGGCGCGTTTCCCCGTGAGGAGCGGTGAGCGTCGAAGCGGAGTGCTCGGCCGTGACAACCCGCCGCGAGCTCTCCGAGCCAACGAGGTCACGCCGTCGGGGGCGAACCCCGACGACACGATCAAGACTCTGATCGTGTCGGGAATCACCGATCCCGCGCTCCTTGAGCGAATCGCCGAATCGGCGTTCGATCAGATCGGCCGACAGGAGATCGAAGGGACGCTCGCAACGCTCGACGCGTGGAGCTATGACCGGACACCCGATCTCGCCGATTTGCTTGATCTCGACCCGGGCGATTCCGTCGAGGTGCTCGTCGCCGCCGCGTCGGGCGAGGAGTCGGAGGCCGAAGGCACCACAACGAGCTTGGCACGTCTCACGGCGATGGAACGGGCCCGGCGCGCTTCGTATCTCGAGGCCCTCGGGTGGCCACGGGCGGTCGCTCAGCGGTTCGCCGCGCTTCAGGACGCTACAGGGTTCCAAACCGTTTTCCGCGTCCAAGACGTGCGGCTCGACTTCGACGCGCAGCTCGGCTTGAAGATCGAGGCGGGGTTCGTGAACTACATCGAAGTCAGAGAAGACGAGGCGGGATCGTGACGACAAGGGGACCGGCGGCGCGTGCTCGAGTTCGTCGACGGCTCGACTTCGCCCGGATCGCCGACGCCATAGCGCGCCCCGGGATTGACCCGCGGCCGTGGGTCGCCGAGGCCCGCGTTGACGACGACGACGACGCGATCGTATGGGACGCCGAGATCGGTTGGCTCGTCGACGTGACGCTGACGACTGGGGAGCACGCCGGCGAGGGCCCCGTGGTCTGTCGCGTGGCGTCGCCAGCGCAAGGGGCCGGCGTCACCATGGCTCGGCCGCCTCGCCGTGATTCGCGCGTGCTCGTCGTCTTTCCCGACGGCGACCCAAACACCGACGCTGTGGTCGTCGGACAACTCCACGACGCCGAAGAATTCGGCGCTCCATCCGAGGTCAACGGCGACAACATCACCGAAGACCTCGCGCTCGAGACGTGGATCACGGTCGCCCCCGACGAAAATCTCGACGAGCAATGGCGAAACGTGCGGATCACGGTCGCCGATGACGGCGGCGCCATGGTGCTCGGGGCCGCCGAGGCCGACCAAGCGTTCGCCCGCGGAAATGACCTCGCCGATGCTCTCGATGATTTCGCCGCCGCCGTCGGCGACTTCGCTCAAAGCCTCGCTGCCTCGACGCCCGCGCCACCGAACGGGGCGCTTACCGTGGCCGATGCGATCGCCGCCGCCGCGCCCCTTATTGCCGCCGCCGAGGCGTTCCAGGCGTCTCGCGCTCAATACCTTTCGACTCGCATCGTTGGCGATTGACGCAGCGCCGCTTTGTGACGTCCCCGTGATATGCTGCGTTCATGACGATCCATCGAACGCTGAATCAGGCGGGACTCGGCGGGAATTACACGACGTGGTGGTTGATTAAGACGCTCGAGGCCGCGGGTTGGGTGATCGGCTCCTCGGGCTCGGGAACAGGCGGTATCTTCTCGGGCGTCGGTGACGTGTTCGACCCCGCCATCAATCCGGTGGTCAACAGCGCTATCACGAGCATCGGCGTCGGCATCGGCTCCGAGAATTGGGGGAATGCTCGATGTTGGGTTGTGCTCACAGCGCCCGACGGATCGCAGCTTGCGATCCAGCGTGATGACACCAACGCCGACTCCTACGATGACGAATGGGCATATCAATACAGCCCGGCCGGGACGTATCAGCACACATCGGGGCTCGCGAATACCGTTCCGCCCTCCATCGATGCGATCGATATACACGGGACGGTGAATAGTTCGTGGCCATCGATTCACGAAAACGGCGGAACGGCTAACCTGATTCAAATCGCTGCCGATGATGCCCTCTCGCCCGCTGGTTTCAGCGGGTTTATCATGCTCGAAATGATCGCCTCGAATCAGATCGAGTCGATGTTGATGATGGATGATTTTCGCAACGTCCCGAGTGGGCAGTTCGCTGCTCACGCGAAAACAATCTACATAAACGACGGCCCCGACTCGTGCGATTGGGCGCAGCTTACGTCGCTTACGGTCGGCCCGAAAACAATCATCGATTACGGGGGGGGTTCCGAGGCGTGGGAATGCGCGCCGTGCCACAGGATCGTGGATGGGGTCGCGCATAACCTTTATCCGAATGCCGGGGGTGCCCCTGCTAGCGGGGAGGTGCCATTCCCAGTGCCCATTGGCCGCTATGACCATGGTGGCTTCGGCGGCCTCTCGCGCTGGCTCAAATGGGCGGCGGTGAGCCGTGGTTACAACGAACGCTCCGTCTCCGAACTCCTCTGGTATTTCGGCGACGTGGTCATTCAAGACCTTTCCGACGGCGTGACGATCCCCGCTTCGATTCCGTGAGGAGGAGGCAGCATGGCGACGTGGCTCAACGACCCGATCGCGCTCTCGCTTCCGATTCATTTTGACGCATCGTATTTGAATCAAACGATGAGAACCACGCCGGGCCCCGCGCCTGTTATCTCGAATGAGGTACCGACGCCGGGTTCGACGCAAGCCCCCCCCCTTGTGCTCATCTCCGTTGACGTGGAGTCGTAGAAATGGCGACGTGGCTCAACGACCCGATCGAACTTTTCCTGAGCGGGATTGTTGGGACCTCGCTTACCGTTACGGTCTCCAACCCCTCGGTCGGAGTTGTTGTTGTCTACGACCCGTTTCTAGGCGGTTGGCAACCAGGATGGAACGGCGGTTTCACCGGGCTCGGTGACGGCGATATCGCAGTTTCGATCACCACGATCCCGGCGCTCGCATCGGGTGCATGGACTGTGATTGTTTCCGCGACCGCCTATGGCGGCGCTCTCGGCGGGGGGTCGTGGTCGTTTGCGTTAGCGACCTTCGCTATTGTCACCGCGTATCAAACGAGTTTGAACACGGTTGACGTGACCTTCGACGCGGAACCGAAGCACCTTGACCCCGTTGATCCTACCGATGGAACAAACCGCACGAATTTTGTTATCGCCGGGCCTGTCGCGCCATACCCAGAACGGCTCCTACAGGTCGTGACATACGAGGGTGACAACACACTCCGTCTTTGGTTCGACGGCGAACTCGTACCCGGCGAAATTTATATTATCACGCTATCCGGTATCGAAAGCGTCGGGGGAACCCCGCTTACCGGGTTAGGAGTTTTCGCGTTCTTGGCGTTCGGCGCCGCTGACGTGCCCGTTCCGCTTGAACTGGAGACCCTCGACGCCTACGACATACGAAACCCTCTTGCCGACCGTGACGCACCGACAGGGGCCGCTCTCGGCCAAGTCGTGCTCGATGAGACGGGCGACATCGACGTCGAGGCGCGGCGGCGGTATTTGCGGAAACGGATCTTTCGTCGTCTCGGAACGAGAAAAGGGGCAATGCTCCACCTTTCTGATTACGGGCTCGAAATCGACTCAAAACGGCTTCTGAAAGCGGCCGAATTGCGAAAACTGCAAGCCGACGCCGAGACGCAAATCAAAAAAGAACCTGGTGTGCGAGCCGTTCGTGTAAGCGTTCGGCAAATCCAACCAGGTCTTGTTTATTTGAAGATCAAGGTGCGCGACAAGTTCGGCTCGCTCGACATCGAGGGGGCGTTCGGAGGGGACGAATAATCATGCCGGATCTCCCGACTTTTTCCGATCTGTTTGATGTTTTCGCCGAGGAAATCCAAGCCCGCGGTGAATCGAAGCCTGTCGGTCAACGGTTCTCTCCGTCGGAAATTTACACGCCGGGTTCCGATATCAACCTAATCGGGGCCGGCGCCGCCGCCATGGCCGAAGACGTAATTCGAACGCTCGGTGGTGAGTTGCTCGCGCTCACACTCGACGGCGCAGAAGGCGAAGATCTCGACCGATGGGGGGGGGATCGATATTCCGCAACAATCCCAAGAAAAACAGCAACGCCTTCTGTGGGATCGCTGCAATTCACGCGACCAACAACGGCCGCCGGCGCCGTCGTTCAGTCGTCGGGTTCAATCATGCGAACGAGCGGCGGTGTTCGAGTCGAAACGCTCGCCGCCGCGTCGTTCGGCGCGGGGTCGCTCGGCCCGGTCAACGTCCCTGCGCGTGCTGTCGAGGCGGGGACCGCCGGCAACGTCGACGAAAACACGATCACGGCGTTTGTCTCGGCGAAGGCCGACCAAACGCTCCTCGTGACGAACCCCGACGTGTTCGCCGGCGGTGACGACACCGAAACCGACGAGCGGTTCAAGGTTCGTCTTCGGGCGTTCTTCGCCGCGGCTCGTCGAGGGGTGCTCGCCGCCGTCGAGTTCGGCGCCTTGACCGTCCCGGGCATTCGACAGGCGGCGGCAGTGGAGCTGGTATCGCTCCCCCTCGGAGTGCCCAACGGGTTCGTTCGGGGCTATGTCGCCGACGCACAAGGGCGGGCAAACGCCGACCTCGTCGCGCTCGTCGAGGCCGCGCTACTTGATTTCCGGGGTGCAGGGATCGTCGTCGACGTGCTCGCCGCTGTCCCGTATTACCAGGCGATCGAACTCGACATCGACTTCGCGTCTGGAACCGACACCGTCGCCGCGTTTGACGACGTCGCCGATACGATCGTCGCTCGAGTAAACGCGCTCGCTCCTGGCGAGACGCTCCTTCGGTCTCGAATTGTGACCGCGGCCGAGTCGATTACGGGCGTGATCGTTCCCGATGGCGCCGTGGTCGTGCCGGCCGGCGACGTCGTGCCGACGGCAAACCAGGTGATCCGCACACGTCGCGATCTGATCACCTCGGTCGTGTAGTATGGGGGTCGATGCCGACCCTTACGAAAGAGCGACTCCTCGATATTTGGCGAACCTTCCTTGACCGCTCCTACACTGACCCGCTCGAGAATGACGGCGGCGGAATAGGGTTTGATGTCGTCGCCGCCATCGCAGCGACGCTCGAGCGGGCGAGCCGTGCTGCGGACGTTTCGACTCAGGCTCTTTACATCCTTCCGCATTCGATCCAAACGCAACCCCCGGCGGCGGGATCGACGAAGGCAACAGGTCAGATCGTCTTGACCCGCCAACCCCCGACGCTCGGAGATCTCGACCTCGAAGAAGGCGACGAAATCCTCGCGACGCTGACGACCCCCGACGGAACGTTGGTGGGAGCGGCAACGCTCGAACTCGCGGCCGACGTTGTGCTCCCCGAGGGCTCCACGGCCCCCGTGGCCGTCGCGGCGCGGGCGGCAAGGCCCGGATATGCCGGCAACGTTCCCGACACGAGAGGGCGTGTTCTGCGCTTCGCTGAGCGAACTACCATCACGGTATCCAACGTAACCTCGAACGCGACGACACCGGCGACGCTTGAAGACACGGGCGACGGTTCGCGATTCGACGCTGGAATGGCGGGGGCGTGGGTCCGGTTCACCGCAGGCCCGAACGCGACCGAAGACCCCCGGCGGATTAGGTCGGTCTATGTCGGCCCGTCGTCGACGCGTCTATCGCTAGACGGGCCCGCGCTCGTCGCCGGGACCGACAACGTCGTTCAAGTCGTTGATCTCAACACGCTCGGTGTTGTTGTGTCGCAAGACGGCGATTTTTCCGGCGGGACTCATGGGTGGCTCGACGCTCTCGGCGGGGAGCGCGATGTTGGGCGCAACCCGAACGAGGCCGATGCCGATTATCGCGAACGCGTCAAGGAGCTCCCCGACGTCGTGAGCCCGAACGCTCTCGAGCGCGCCGTGTCGCGCATTCTGACGCCGTTGGGCATCCCTTACAGAGTCATCGAGTCGCGAGCCGACACAATCGAGGGCGCGGCGTGGGGCATTCACCCTTGGGACGACACCGCGGCCGACGTCGGGCTCCTCGGGCGCCCTCACCTTTGGCAGGGCGACGGGTTCGAGTATCGCGGGTTTTATGTGGTCGTGGAACGAACGGCGGTGTCACTGGTCGCGGCGGCGTGGGATTACGAACCCGGCGTCGGTGGCGTGACCCCGTCGTCGGCGTGGGATTTTTCGTTCTGGGATGGTGCCGACTTCGGCTTTATCAATCTCCTCCAACGTGTACGCGACGAGGTCGACAAAACCCGAATGGCTGGCGTCCCGTGGCTTTTTGTGCTGGTAGACTCGGTCCCATGACCGACAGGAGACGACGCCCATGATTCACGACGGAATCCCGATCACCACGCTCGAGCGCACGGTTTCAACCGATGTTGTCAACGCACAAGAACTCGCAGCCCGAACGGCGGCCGAGATGCTCTCGGCGCTCCGGGCGCGCTCTGCGAGGGGGAGTGTCCCCGCGTCGACGCCGACCGTTGGGCTTCGTACTTCGATCGCGTCGGGGCTCATGGCCAGGGTTAGCGGCGTCGACCTCGTCGTGTCCGTCGGGCTCCTCGCTCAATTGGTCCCGGCAAGCCCGCCCGACGTGCCCGCCCCGGGAGCGCTCGATTCCGACTATCGGGTCGGCTTGCAAATGGTCGAAGAGACGCTCGCCGACCCATGGGACGGCACGAACAGATGGTGGCTCCTCGAAGCTCGCGTCGTGCGGGAAACGACGCTCGAGGAAAACCGCGACATCTACAATCCGGCGACGCTCTCCTATTCCCTAAGCGGTACGACGCTCCCGAAGCGGTACGAGAGCCGGATCGAGTATCAATGGACCGCGGGGACGCTGGCCGCTGTCCCCGCGACGTCAGCAAACTGGGCACCGATCGCGGCGCTGTTCCGGCCCGCCGGAGGCGGCCCCTTGTCGGAGTCCTATCTGTTCCCGCTGACGTTGCAACTCGAGGATATCGTAACGCCCGGGACGGCGGCGGGGCGGTGTCGCCGATCGCGGTATTTCATGCGCCCGATCAACGGCCTTGGTCGCGATTCCTCCGACTTCGAGATCGACCTGGAAACGGAAGTCGCCGGCGTCCGGTGCCACGCTCGCACGCTCACGGGTCAGACGTTCCAACCCCGCGGACTCGTCGTCGAGGCGGCGTCCATCGCCGCGCTCAACGTCGCCGACACTTGGGGTTATGTCTACCTCGCGCCGGGCCCCGATATGATGCCACGAAAGAATCACTACGGGGAAACCGGACTCGAGGTGCAAGGGTTTCTTGTCGTGTCACGCACGCCCCCCGACGAGCACGGCGCAAACTCTCTCGCCGTCACGACGCCCGCCCCCCTCCAATACGTCATCGGTGCAGGCGAGGCCGCTTGCGTCGGGCTCGTGCGGTCTGCCGGCGGCGCGACGGCGTGCCGATTCGTCGCGTGCTCGTCGGAGGGCGAGGGACGCATCACGGCGCGCGAGTTCGTTGGCGGGTTTGCGATGCTCGCCGCCAACACATTCGGCTCCGCAGGATCTCCCCATAACCTTGCAGTAATCGGCCCCGGCGGCACAGAAGATGTGCCCTATGGTGTGATCCTGCGGTGCTTCGTTGAACACACCACGCTCGACGCGACGGCCGTGGCGGCGGCTCTCGAGACCACCTTCGGGATGGGGTCGGCGCTCGGCCTCGCTGACGACGTCGCCACCCCCGGTTCATGGCCGCGGATCATGCTGTCAACAAACATACTCCAGTCCAAAGAGTTCGAGCTTCACCCGAATGGAAACCTCTCGTTGCTCGTCTCCTACGTGCCGCGGACTTCCGCCATGGCAAATAGCGGAGGCGGCGCCGCCGACGGCGGGACGACGGTGCTCCGGGCAGGGATGCACGGGTTTCGGTTCTAGGAAAGGCGGGCGACAATGGCAATTCAAGGCACCGTTCCAGTAACCACGCTCGAACGTGTAGTGAGCCAGGATTTCAACCGGGCTCAGGACATCATCAATCGTACCGTCGTCGAGGCGTTCCGCGTCTGGGCCCGAGAAATTCGCTCCGGTCTGACTCCGATACAAGCAGACGTTACCAACGTCGCCTCGGGCTTGACGGTTGTTCAATCGGCCGGAACAAACGTGGTTGTAAACCCCGGGCTCCTCGCTCAAGACGTCGCGGCGAGTCCGCCCGCCGTCCCGACGCCCGGAGCACTCGATTCCGACTATCGGATCGGCCTCCAGCTCTCGACGCACGACCCCGGCGATCCGTGGGATGCAACGGCGGCATGGTGGCTCCTCGAAGCTCGCGTCGTGCGAACGACGACGCTCTCCGAGGCCCGCGACATTTTCAACCCAGCAACGGAAACGTTCGCGCCGTCGGGCGCTCCTCTTGACAAGCAATATGAGTCGCAAATCGAGTTTGCCTGGAAAAAGGGCACGGCCTCGCAGATACCGACGCCAACGGCTGGCTTCGCGCGCATCGGCGCCCTGTACCGCCCCGCGCTCGGCGGCGCGATTACCGACGCCGACATCGTGCAACTCGTCGCACAAGTCGACGACCTGTCCTCGCACGTTGGAATCAACGGGACGGCGAAGCGCGACAATTTCCGTTTCCGCGTCGACCCCACGACGCTTGACGCGACGTTCAGTCTTGCCGGGCAAAGCGACGGGGTGCGCGTCTGGGCTCATGGCCATACCGCGCAGACCTTGCGATCCGTCGTTTTCATCGACCCGGGCGACGTCGGAGACATCGCTACCGCCGATCTGTGGTGGTACGTGTACCTTGCGGCGGGGAACGGCTGCCTTCCATCGAACCTTTACGGGGCAAACATTGACCATCGGGGTTTGATCATCGTCTCGAGAACGCCCCCGAACGAGTCGGGGACGAATAGCGGCGCAATCCAATCGCCCGACCCGTTCCCGGCGACGATCGGCACGGGAAAGGCTGTGCATCTCGGGTGCTTCGCGGGAAGCGGCGCCGGGGCAAACATGGCGCCGATCGATGTCGCCGACAACGGAGAGGGCGTTATCCCCGATGATTACGCGGTGATCGGGTTGACGGCCGCGAACAGTTACTTGAACGGCACTCCAACGGATTTTGGGATTCTGGGGCCCGGCGCAACGGAGGCGGTCCCCTACGGCGTGGATCTCGAACTCGAAATCAGAACGAATTTTCTCGACCCCACGTCCGTTGCGCTCGGCATGTTTTGGGTGCAAACGGCCGTCGGAGAAATGACCCCGTTCGTTGCGTCGTGTCGCGATCTCGGCCTCTGGAAATCGTGGTGGCACAAGGGCGCGTCTTTAATCATCACGCCAACGGCGACAGGGCTTTCCGTTGCGATGGCAACGATCGCCGTCGCAAACGTTGCGAACAACGTGTACGAGCTTCGAGTTTGCGGCATACGTTTTTGATAAACTGACCCCGTTGAACGGAAAGGAACGCAAGGCATGACCGACGAAGTTTCAAGCCCTCAACTGATCCCCTCGAGATGCAACGCTCACGATGAAATGAATCGTCGTCTGGCTCGCGTCGAAGCTGTCACCGACAACACGGACAGAAACGTTTCAGAAATGCGCGCCGAAGTGAAGGAGGCGCTACAGAGCATTTCGAACGCAAAAGCCGAGGCCGCCCGGCTCGGCGGCGGTGTTTCGAGCGCCGGCAAGGTGCTCGCGATCGTTGTCGCCGGGCTCGTCCTTCTCGCCACGTCGGTCGCTTCGTTCGCCTCGGTTGCGAAGCTCTTTCTCGATTCAAACTGATTCCCCCGTTCCTCCCCGCTCAATCCGTTGGTGTAGACTCTCCCCATAGAAGGGAGACCCGACACCATGGAAGGGATCATCACTCAGGACATCATCAACACGCTTGTCGCGAGCGCCGAGGCCGGGCAATGGTGGCGCCTCGTCGGGGCGATCCTCGTCGTGCTTTGCGCTCTCGCTCGATTCCTCGTCAACGGCCGGTTGACAGACGCCGTTCGAGAATGGGTCCTTGCCGTCGTGGCGGTGTCCTGGGTTTGGGCGGGCGCGCTCATGGTCGGCGGTCGATGGTGGTCGGCGCTTTTGATGGCGGTCTTCGTCTCGGCGTCGAGCGGGAAACTTTGGTCCAAGGTGCGCGAGTTGCTTCCGAAGGCGCCCGGGACAACGGCGGTGCTCCTCGTGCTGGCACTCCCGCTTGTGACGGCGTGCGAGGTGCGGCGCGTCCAAACGGGCATCCGAACGGGGCTTGTGAGCGTCGACGAAGGCGTCGCGGCGGCGGATCGCATCGTGGCGAGGAGCGCAGATGAAGCCAGCGACGAGGCCCTCGAACGCATTGAAGCCGAGTGCCCGCCCCCGTGCCCCGACGCCGTCGCGCGCTTTCGAATCGCGATGGATGGGTGGATCGAGGCAGCTCGAGCCCTCCGCGTCTCTCACGAGGCGCTTGTTGCACTCGACGAGGCGCTCGAAGTGTGGATCGCGGCCGGGACGTTGCCGGAATCGTGGCCGACGCTCTGTGACGCGGGGAGGCGCGGTCTCGAGGCGCTCTTGGCGGCCATAGATGCCGCAACGGGCGGCGAGGTACCGGAAGCCCTCGAGTCGGCTCCAGCGGCTCTCGCGGGCGTCTGCGCCCTCGCGGCGCCGTTTGTGGAGGCGCTCACTGAAGAACAGGAAGGGGCCCCCCATGGCAATCGCTGAGATCGTGCTCGATTTGATTCAGAAACTCGTCGAGATCGGCGCCGCCGCGATCAAGCGCAACGACCCGGAGGCGCTCCGGCGCGTCCGCGACGTTATCGACGGAGAACTCGAGACGGAGCGCGTGATTCGCGAGGGCGAGGAGCGCGCCCGGCGACTCGAGGGCGGATCATGACGATCCTAAAACGGAAAGCGCCCCCGTTGCTCGTCAACCCGACGGCGCGACGTCTCGATCAGGCGGTTCCCGTTGGCGCGACCGGGCATTTTCGCGGCCCGAATATCCTCGTCGACGGTGACATGGAGGCCGCGGGGGTCGGCGCCTGGATTGCCGGATCTTCTGCGGTGTTGACGAAGGGAACGCCGGCGCTTTTCGACGGGTTGCAAAAAATGAGAGTCGGCTACGGCGGAAGCTCGAACCCGTCGGCGCGACAGGACGTCTTGTCGATCGGCTCGACATACCGCGTAACCGGGTGCGCCGAGAGCGACGGAACGGCGGTGCCTCGCCTCTACGTGATCGGCCTCGGGGATATATGGACCGGCGCCGCTAGCGCAGGGTTGCAATTTTTCGATGTCACATTCACGTCGACCCATGCGCGATTCTATCTCGCGCACACCCTCGCGGTCCCGGGACATGCAGACTGGGACGGGCTCTATCTATCACTGGAGAGCTGACGACATGATTACGGTAACGCCCGAAGATTTCGGAGCAATCGGCGACGGTGTCGCAAACGACGCGGGCGCCTTTGACTCGGCGCTCGCAGCTCTCGCCGCGGCGGGGGGCGGGATCTTTCTCGGTGATCCGGGGGCGTCCTACTCGCTGTTCCGCGACGTCGAGATCCCGGCGTCGCACATCACGATGGATTTCCGCGGGGCGGTGCTGACGGCAAAGGGCCGGCTCATCGCCTGCGGGGACTCGGGGGTCCACGGCGACAGATCCGGCGTCCTGGTCGACGTTCACATCCGAAACGCGAGGCTCCGCGGGCTCGGTGGGTACGCGTGCCCCAGGGGTCCCCGCCTGTGGTGGGTCGATGACAGCTCGATTTCTGGCATCGACCGCGAGGGCCAGTCAGGGAGCGTCCTCAATCTCTACATGGCTTGCAAAACCGTGGTCCGTAACTGCCGCATCGCGGGCGGGCGGGACACCCCAGGCGGCGGCATGATCGGCGTCCTGCTCTGGCACTCGTCGGACTGCATCGTCGACGACGTCGAGATCGACGGGCAGGGGTTGCCCTTCGCCTACGGCCTCCAGATCAAGGGCGGATCGCGGAACGTTGTGAGCCGCGTCCGCGTCCACGACAGCGTCGACGGGAGCCACGTTAGCGCCGATGTCGGGATCAGGGATCGGGGC